TCTGCTAAATTGGTAGAGTTGTTTCCATCGCGGGAGAGGTGGCCGAGCGGTTTAAGGCGCACGCTTGGAAAGCGTGTGTAGGTTAACCCCTACCGTGGGTTCGAATCCCACCCTCTCCGCCATCTGATTCTAAATAAGTTCCTGTGTTTTCAATCCGCACAAAACGCTAGAAACGCACAAACAGCGAAACCGAGGTACACGGCGGGTACACGGAGCCTCGTTGCATTTCTCTCCTTGGCGCTGCTCCTCTTCGCCGGCGTCGCTTCGCCGCAGGAGCAACACCGCACCTTCGCTGTTCCTTTTCATGTCACCAATGGCGTGATCTTGCTCGACGCCACTGTGAACGGTAAGCCCGCCGTGATGCTGCTCGACACTGGCGCGAATGTGACCTTCTTTCATCGGTCATCCAACGACATAACTTTTGAGATAGAACCCCACCATTTCATCCTGCTGCATGCGAACAGCCTTAATGACCTAGGAATTAAGCGGCTTATCGACATTGAAAAAAAGTTTCCACGCATCGACGGTATTTTAGGCGCGGACGCACTGCGTCAGTTTTCGGCCGTGCGTATCGACTTCAAGAATCAAGTTGTCGAGTTGGAGCGTTGAAAAAGGAGCCAATGAGATGCAGATAGGTAAGCGGTACTCCAAACGACCAGACGAAGTGATGGCGTACAGAATCACTGCGGTGACTCCGCAACCAAACGGTAGCTACAGCCTCGTCCTTGAATCCCTAACCGGGCTTCAACCCTATGATCTGGCGCCGGGCGAAGTCTCTGCCGCGGCGCCACCGGAAGTAGGCGACTACCTGGTATTTCCGGATCACCTAAGAAGTTCGAGCCACTCTGTAGTCGCACGCGCCATCTTTGAGCGGAGCTATCAGGAAATTCCAGAGCCCGCAAAAGGAGCCCAACAATGAAGCGAACACTCAGACTTGCAGGGCTTGCGGCCTTCGCCTGGCTCTTTTCTCTGCCGATTTCTCTGCCAGCCCAAAACGCCTCGCCACTCGGAGGTGTCGGGTCTTTGCAGTTCTTCAACCAGGACGGCACGTTATTGACTTCCGGCGTAGTCTACGTCTACAACGCAGGAACCACGACACAGGCCACAGTCTACGTAGATTCGACCGGCACAACCACTCAACCCAATCCGGTAACTTTCGGCAGCGGAGCCCGTGCTTCAATCTGGCTTGCAAACGGCACGTTCGTGAAAATCGTGCTTTGCATTCAGAACGATGGGGCATTCTGCTCGGCAGGCGATATCCTTTTCACGGCAGACAATGTGCCGATTGGTTCATCGTCTTCGGGTGGAGGCGGAAGCCCGTTTACCGGAATCTTCATTAGCTCCACTGCTTCGCCGGCGACCAGCGGCACATTGCGTCTCGCCTCGGGAGATTCGGTTTGTTGGCGGAATGCATCCGGGAGCGCCAACCTAGGCTGGTCCAAAGACTCGAACGATCTGCTTTCCTGGGCAGGCGGCTCCTTTAAGTTGCCCGAAGTCGGCGCACCCACGGGAGTACCGGGATTCGATATTTTTTGGGCGGACAACACAGCTCACAGATTCAAGGCGGTCAACAACGCAGGAACCGCAGCGCAATACGTTCTAAGCGGAAACGACATCGACGTGACCGATGCCGTTACAAAGTGGCACTTCGGGGCGACGCAGGTGCCGCTCTCAGCCACAGCACCAACGACGAATCAGCTTTTGCGATGGGACGGCACCAACATCGTAGGGGAAGGAATTGCGGTCAACACCACCGGTCTGACTGCCAATGTCGGCGTTACGACGCTCACGACGCCAACCGCTAATAGCTATTATCGTTTCAGTTGCTACGTGGTCCTCACTACCGCGGCCGGAACCTCTGCGACTCTTCCGCAATGCCAGATCAACTGGACGGATGCGGATTCAAGCGTTGCCGAGAACGCCACGACGAACGCCACCAGTAACGTGAATGCCGCGGGGCAGCTCGGCCCCACGCAAGTCTCGGGCATCAATCCAGCATCACCGATCTACGCTAAATCCGGGGTGGCGATCACCTACCAGACCGTGAATTACGCTTCGAACCCGGCGAGCACTATGCAGTATGCAATCCATCTCCGGTTAGAGGGACCTCTCTAGTGCACAGCATGAAAAAAGCGGCGTGCCGTCGCGCATCTGGGGATCGGCTGAGGAAACTAGCGAGGCTACAGCGTCACCCTCAGGCTTTGACGGCAACGGCGTGAGGTATGATTTTGCGATGAGATCACCCGAAACGCGGAAGCGAGAAAGCCGAGAAGAACTGTTCGCCCGGGCCTACGTCGCGAACGGCATGAATGTGACAGAGGCTGCCATTGCGGCGGGTTACAGCGCGAAAGGATCACGTAACGCAGCACACGTCGCAGGTCAGCGGTTGCTACGAAATGCTACGGTTAAAACGCTCATCGCAGAGCTCACAAAAGACAAATTCGGCGAACTGGACCTTAGCGCAGAGCGCATTCTGCAGGAACTTGGCCGCCTCGGTTTTTCCAACATGCTCGATTACCTCGCGCCGCAAGAGGATGGCACGCTCGTACTCGATTTCTCAAAACTCACGCGTGAGCAGGCTGCAGCAATTCAGGAGATTCGCGAGGACAAGACAGGCGGAACGGGTGACGGTGAGCGAAAGCAGATTTTACGGACTACGTTCAAATTGGCGGACAAAACGCGCGCCCTTCAGCTTCTCGGGCAATACCGCAAATTGTTCACTGAGATCGTAGAGCACACCGCCAGTGAGGACTTGGCTGCATTGATAGCAGAGGGTCGCAAGCGGGCGGCGCAACGACGATGACCACCAGCGCGGCAAGTTTAGACCGGGAATTGGCGAAGGCTGTCTCGGAATACTACGACGACCCGCTAGGCTTTGTGTTGTTTGCTTACCAGTGGGGCAAGCCCGGGCCGCTACGGGAGCATTCTGGACCGGACCAATGGCAGGCGCAATTTCTCAAGGAGCTGGGCGAGCAGGTTCGGCAGCGCAAGTTCGACGGCACAAGGCCGGTGATGCCGATCCGCTTCACCACGGCATCGGGCCACGGCATCGGCAAAAGCGTGTTGGTGGCTTTCTTGGTGGACTGGATTATGTCCACGCGTCCGCACGCCAAGGGTACGGTCACGGCGAATACCTTCCAACAGTTGAGCACGCGCACGTGGGCAACGATTCAGACCTGGACACGGCGCTGCGTCACGGCGCATTGGTTCACGGTCACCAACGACCGGATGTATCACAACGCTTTCAAAGATTCATGGTTCTGCTCGGCCCAATCGTGCAAAGAAGAAAACTCGGAGGCATTCGCAGGCCAGCACGCCGCGGACTCCACCAGCTTCTACATCTTCGATGAAGCCTCTGCGGTACCGGACAAAATCCATGAAGTCGCGGAAGGCGGCCTTACGGATGGCGAACCAATGTTTTTCCTGTTTGGAAACGCCACACGCTCAAAGGGTACATTCCATCGCGTTACCTTTGGCTCCGAGCGGAAGAGATGGATCGTTCGCTCCATTGATTCGCGCAAGTGCCGGTTCAGCAACAAAGAGCTGATTGAACAGTGGAGGCAGGATCGCGGCGAGGATTCTGACTTCTTCCGCGTTCGCGTGCTGGGATTGCCTCCGCGGGCTGATGACGCGCAGTTCATCGACATGGACCGCATCACAGCGGCCCAGAAGCGCGAAGTGCATGTCCTTGGCGATCAGCCTTTGATTGCCGGCGTAGACCTGGCTTGGGGCGGTGATGATGAGAACGTCGTTCGCTTCCGCTGTGGCAATGACGCCCGATCCATCAAACCTGTTCGCATCCCCGGCGAGAAAACCCGCGACGCTTCCGTGATGGTTGTCAAACTGGCGGAAATGCTGGACGGCACCTATAACGGGCGAAAAATCCACACGATGTTCATTGACTCGGCCGGCATCAGCGGAGCGGTCGGAGCCCGACTGCGAGAGCTCGGCCACGCCAATGTGATCGAGGTGAACTTCGGCGCCGATTCCCCAGACTTGCACTATGGCAACATGCGGGCGTATATGTGGGGCAAGATGAAAGAGTGGCTGTTGGTTGGCGCAACCGATGCGGACCCGAGGCTAGAAGCTGACATCGCCGGCCCAGGCTACTTCCTCGACGGAAAAATCCGGGTGCGGCTGGAATCCAAAGATGATATGAAAAAGCGTGGGCTCGACAGCCCCGATGACGGAGACGCGCTGGCGCTGACGTTTGCGCGAACTGTGGCCGCGCCTAGGAAACAAGAATTTCCGGACCCGATTCGTTGGCGCGCTTTTGACCATCACGCCGAATGGATGGGATGAACCTGTGACTTCACTCGGCTTTATACCAGTCTATTGTGGCACTTGTTGGAAGCAGTACAGGCTTTCTGTCGAAAGGGCCAAAGAGCTCGACCTCCACGGGGTCAAATGTACGGATGCGGAATGCAAAGGAACATTGAAACGGATGCCAGAACAGGGTGAGCCCTTATGGCCCGATCAAGGATTTTGGCCAATGTCTCCCGATGATGCGTGGATGGCATGAGTTTTCCACGCGACGATCACGAAAGCCGACTTCCTGCGCGCTTTCAACGAAGAGCGGAAATACGCGGAGAGCTGTCCTACTGTTTGACTGATGCGCCAGCGCAGAGGTTAGGTGGAATCCGTTGAGCGGGAAGGCTGCCGTGACAGGGCTAGCGCTGGCCTGTCTGCTGGGCTACAGCTTTGGGCCGATCAAAATGCGAAGGGTATCGTCTGGGAGTGCGTTGTTCGCAAATCCTCCCATTTTATATCCAGCCGCGTACAATGCCTTCCAGAGAGCGCCCATAGAGGTTGATGGATCGTTCGTGTCGTCAATTCTGCGCGCCGTAAAGGTTATTTCCGCCAATGCGGCGCCTCTATTTTTGACTATGGAAGGAACTCCTATGGGTTCTGGAATTTTCCATCCAGCCTTAGTCAAGGTTTGCCACAAACTTACAGCGAAGAGGTATATTTCTGGACCACCTTCTTGGTATTCCATTATTGCTCTTCCGGGCGGCGCATTCTTCAATATCGGCAGGATGATGTTTCCCACTATTCCGCGAGGCTCCTGTCTTTTCTTAAGTTCCGCTAATTGCAGCTCCGCCTGCGTTTGTCTAAGCCTTGCCTCCGCCGTCTCTCTTTGCAGCAAAGCCAACTCTGAGTTTCTTATGTCATCAACACGCTTTTGGATCGGGCCAGCAATCCAACCCCCTAGAAATTCTCCAGCAACTCCAAGCGCCACTAAAAAGGCCGAGGCAGTCTTTACCCGCTCGATCCAAACCAATGCGATTAGATCGTCCATGGAACCCTCCCATAAGGATTTGATTGTAGGTGGGCTTGCCGCGCTATGGATGATTCTGCGCCGCCGAGCTAGGCGGAGGCTATAACACAACCAAGTACCGCGCAAGTTACCGGCCCGCTCCGGTAGTCGTAACATTCGGATGAATAGGTTTCGCTGTCTCTTCGCCTTGACGGGAAGACGCCGGGCGTAATAGAATCCTTTTGGTCGCAAGACCAAAACTCTCTTAGCTGGGGGGCTCTCTTACCAGAGTCCCCTTTGCTTTTTCTACCTGTCAATTAGACCTTTCAGCTTTCGGATATCGTAGTAGACCATCCCACTTCCTTTCAGGTCGTTAAGTTCGGTGGCGAT